GACGTTTTCATATTCGCAATCATTGACCAAGAGGCTCAAGACTTGAGAGCCAATATCATTATTCTCACCAAGTACATATGCTCTATTGTAATGCTTAGCAACGCTAGTAATAAAATTAGGATATTCCTGCGCGGATACTATATTAGATTTGTATCTGGCAACTATTCTATATGGTGCCTGCGTGACGTCTAATACAACAAAAGCACTATAGTCTAGCTCCTTTCCATGAGAACTATCTGCAGTTAAAATATATTGGTGTCCCTGTATAGGTTCCTGATAGAGATGTAGTGCGCCTTCTAATAAGAATTTGAGTGCTTCTATGTAACTGAGATTCTTTAGCGCAACAGAAGATATTAGTGTGCCTGCGCTTCCTAGGAACTCGCATTCCATTTCCTGTAGGAACTTCTCCTCACCTAGAACTCTCTTTTGATCATCTGCCCATGCCTGATCACGGTCCGGACGGTCACGCCACGTGTTCTCTACTAGCTTAAAGCCTGGCACGCCTAGTTTTTCCGCTTTCTTGGCATCCATACACAGCTTATAGAAGTGATTCATACCATTAGGAGTAGAGGATATAAAGATCTTAGCAGTCTTTCCTGAGGATATAGTAGGATAGACGGATGTTAGGAAGTCATGGGCTATGTTATTAGGCACGAAAGCAAATTCGTCTAGATATAGAAGAGAGATAGTAAATCCACGAATAGCGCCAGAGCTAGTAGATTCAGATAATATCTTAGAACCGTTTTCTAGTTCAATAGACTCTTTATTCCATTCATCTATGCCCTGCTGTAGCCATAGTGGTAGATTCATATATGCGTTCTTGATACGCGCAAGGATTTCCTTAGCAGTCTTTTCCTTTTGAGCAAGGATACCTATTACCTTATCATGTTGAAAGAGCGCATACCATAGTAAATATCCAACGGCAAGCGTCGTGGTCTTACCAGTCTGACGTCCTGCCTTGACTATAACTCTATTATTATCATGGCATATCTTTAAGAGTTTCTTTTGAAACTTCCAAAGTTTGATAGGAACTATACCTTCATCAATAGTAACGATCTTAACAAACGTTTCGATAAAATAGATAGGATCTCTAGCACATTTGAGATAGATCTTTACTTCTTCTTTGGATAGACTAATCTCCTGCCCCGCACGGCGGAGTCTAGGATTACTCATGTAACCTTTAAAGACTGTCTTATTCATCGTCTATTGGCGTTGGTGTTACGTTTATGATATGCCCATCATTCCTTTCTTCTTGGCGTATCATACGGATTAAATCACTAGAAGTGCCTACAAATACAGCGTTTGCTACGTTTATAGGAGATTTATTAGTACCCTCTTGATCAGGCTTTAATAGGTCTTTGCGTTCCTTTTGAATCCTCAATAACTTATCCACGTTATCTGATTGCGTTTTTAGCATTTGGGCAAGGACTTCATATGCTCTAGGATGCTGTGACTCACGTGCTACTTCCATTATCTGATCTATGGCTTCACCGCCCTTACTAACCAAATCATAAATCTCTTGGCGTGCGTATTCACTATCCGTTTGAATAGTATTATCATCTTGAACAGGAGGAGAAGGACGGACTACTACAGCACGTTGTGTATTAGTATTAGACTGTGGTGATATGCCTAATGCTTCTTCTAGTTTAGTATTGCCACTTGTTTCATTCATTTATTTATCACTAAGGAACCAATTATGTAATGTTAGGGAACTCAGTTATGGTAGTCAAGAATCCAAAGTCGTCCCCAATATTGGCAGTATTAGGCACAGGAGTAGTTACTATAGATACAAGCTTGACGTCTGCTGGAACTGTATTGACCTTAACAGACGCGCCACTCAATGCTCCCTTGGCGTTAGCGTTGGCTTTAAATTGTCCTTGTATGCTAGACACGGCAAGCTGCCCGCCAGCATAATTCCAATTAGCAACAACACCAATAGCATTAGCTGAAGTGATATCATGTCCCTGATAGACTGCCTCTCCTAGAGTAAAGTTACCACGTGGCGTATTAGCAGTAGATAGAACCAATGCGGTTGTATCATATGCTCCACCATAATAGAATGTATTAGCAGTTGCCTGCTTGATGATACCGCCTGTATATGTAGGACCAAACAGATAGGTCTGCATCGTAAAGTTCAATGTCCATATTACAATACGAACTTCTTCTGCCATTGATCCTTGATATTCACTATTCAAGTCTATGCTATCTAGAATAATAGGAACGTTCTTTGAGATAGACATACCATCAACAAAATCCATTGTTAATGTATAGTCAGGATTAAAATAGGGAAGGATTTGCTCTATGATCTGTAGACCATCTTCAATATTGCGTACATAGATTTGTACATTGAAGTTTAGATTATATGGGACGCCAGTGTATTGATTATAGACCGAACTATTATTACCACTAACCTTTTGGAAGTTTTGTATTTGTGATTGTAGTTTGCGACTAGCATCATATCTTATGGTATTTAATTCAAAGGACATGGTTGGTAGCTTAACTTGAATAGGTGCTGGAAGATCAGGAGCACCCTGTAGACGAGTTAGAAACGCTTCCTTGCCACCATAGGATAGTCCAACACGGTGACGGTCAAGCTCAGTGAATGTACCATCATTAGTATATTTTAGGATAAGAATATCCTTGAATAACGTTCCAAACGCTGATACACAGCGTCTAATGGTACGATAGTAAAATTGTTGGTTGCTTAGCATTAGGTTGGTTGTCCAAACGGATTAGTCTCAGTCCAGTCGAGAATAGTATTGGCTTCAGATCCAATTTGGCTATTATTATCAATCACATCATTCACGTCGCTTAGTTGATCACTACTGACCATGACGTATTGTGCATTACTATTAGCACCACGGATGATAGTATTAGCCACCATAGTACCACGGACGTGCTTAAGGACAAGAGATAGAGTTGGCTTATCCCACGTGACGACAGTAGCATTAGCAGTCGCCACGGCAGCATTAGCTCCTTGATAGACTGCTTCACTAATAGTATAGGTGTTGGTGTTATGTCCATTAGCAGACATAATATATTTATATGCTGTTACCACGGTATCCATCATATCATCAATGTTTTCAATGCCCGTTTCAACGCGCTCATTAGAGTAACGGAACTTCTCGCATATCATGCTGTATCCCATAATCTTTTCACTACCCATAGCATAGAAGAAATACTCTTCGTCAACATACTTGATTTCAAATAGAGCTTTGAAGTTTGACATCCATAGAACGTCTCCTTCACGGGGTCTGCTATATGTACTAGGAAGATTCTTAGCAAATGATCTGGATGTAATAAGGAAGCGCGCCTGCTTACGAACTTCAAGACCGAACTTAGAAAAGAGTTCTCCACCTTCAAAGTTATCTACTGACTGAACATATATTTCAACAGGATATGCTTCCGTGAATTTCTTATTAGGATCGTCACCCATAACAAAATCGACTGCCGTTTCACTAGTGCGTGGCATATAGTATGTGTCGATTCCAAAGTGGTAGACCGTCTCATTTATCAAGTCTTCCATGAGTCTTTGCTCAGGAGTGTTATGAAACAGATCCAGATAAACATTAGTTGGCATTAGACTCTCTTTTTAGTTTTGCCTGGAGTCATAGGAGGAACGAAACCCTTCTTAATAAATCCTGAGCGCATTAGACCGCCTGGTTTATTGTTGGTTACTTCCTTGAGAAACTCTTTAAACGATTTCATTATCCTACTTCCCAAATTGGAGGAGCCTCATAGAAATCTCTTAGTTCATGAAATAGATCTGCCTTTTCAACATGAGCTTCTTCATATATGATCTGACCATTAAGAGTTATACCACCTGGCAATTGAACGCCAGACATCTTCTTTAGATTAGATCCCCACTGCTCTTTGATACATGCTGTAGCATACTTCTTTAGCCATACATCATTCCAAAACAATGTGCCAGTAGGATCTAGCGTTTGATAGCTCTCAATTAGAATCCATGTGCCTGTAGTAACATTTTGTCCCCAATTGAAGGAAGGATAAAGGATATTAGTATAGCGATTGTATACAATAGGAGTATCACCAAAGAACAATAGCTGAAGCGTTGTTATGTGTTGATTAGCCAATTCATAATAGACATAGTCCGCAGAAGTAAAGTCATAGAGTTCATTTAGACGGATTTGATAATTGATATCAAAGATATTAAAGTTCTGGCTTCCTGAAGAGTTGACGCTATTACCAGCAATAGGAAACACTCTAGTCACACCAATAACATTAGCAGGCATGGTGATAGCCTTGGATGTAACATCATTCGCAGTCAATTGATATGCGATATAGATCTTCTGCGTAGCATCCACGTGGAATTGTTGAAATAGACTAAGAGCATCGTCAATTCGATCATCTACCTGATCATCATCTACATTGATAGTGATAACAGGGAAACCGAGTTTACGAAGGCAATAATCTTTTAGACCTTGTCTTGTTGTTACTGTTGACATGAGAGCCTCGCGAGGATGTTGTTATATTTAGGCTCTTATCAGGCTCCCATCTCTCGAACTGTAAACCTTGTTCGGATCATACTTTGCAAATAGCTCCCAATTCGGTTCTCCTTCAAGACACTTGGTGCCCTGCGTTTCTTCCCCGATATGCTCTATTAAATGCTCTCCTCGACTGCCTTTGAGCACATAAGGAGTGAATCCTTGGAATTTTAGATGCTCATTAAGCATTCCCTCATTGATATTACATTGATAGGTCTCTCTTGCAGTTCCATGAGCAATCCAAGTAGGATAGAGAGTAAACATAGGAGAGAATACGTTTGCTTTCTCTGCGTAGAATGATCCTAGCTGTAGATCTGTTGGTTCTATTTTAGATTCCTTCTCATGAAAGTACCATGGTTGACGCTTTAAAGTAAAGGAACAGATCTTGGGATGCATAGCAAATAGAGAGATCATTTGATCTAGATAGACCATTTGCTTTAGGACTACATCATCCTCTTGGTGTAGGATATAGTCATAATCTTCTTCTTTTATCCAATCAAATAGTTCTGACCAAGTAGCAGATAGTCCTTTGTTCTTTGTATGTAGGACAGGTCTAAATGCAAAAGTCTTTCCTAGAATTTCGAATATCTTATCGTTTCTTGTCCTGGGATAATCATCTATCACAACGCGATCTATTTCATGATCACCATAGTTTAAATATGCGTGAGACTCAAGGGCTTTGCCAAGATACTTAAGTCTATTGGTAGAAAATATTACATGTAGAACTTTCATTAGTAGTCCGTATCAAAGAAGAATGTTTGAAAGAGTCTACCATCATATGGAGTTGAACCAAAATATTCCTGCGCGGCATGAAACATATTACCACGATATAATACCAGGCGATTATAACGATTAGCAATCACGTCAGTCTTATCCCATTTAGTATAATCATATCCTTCATGGTTGTCGCCTTTCTTTTCATATTCACCAGTTTCTTTGTGGCGATATAATGCAGTCCCAGACCATCTAGGAGCATTGGGTGTTAGATATAGGACTCCTGCCCACGTATTAAATGAGTCAGCATGAATCCAAGTTCTATCAATAGCAGTACATAATTGAAATGATCCAGTGTAACCAGAGTCCTCATGCCAGTTTCTTATTTCCCCACCAGCATGGCGTATAATATCACCAATGACTTGCTTTGTATTGTCATTTAGAAAAGGAAGTGTTCGCGCACCAGGATAGTTCCCTTTGACATTAAAGGGTTGGCTAAGTGCAAATTCCCTAACAGCATCTGGATTGCCATAAAACTCATCAACAATAATAACACTAGTCTTCATAATATTCTCCTAATAATGCATCAAATTACCATTTACACCATCAAATCCACAAATAGTCCATGGCACTTCTATCATATCTGATTTGTATGGTCTAAGAAAGTAATTAGATAAAGTTTCTATATCATAGTGAATCATATCTGGGTGATTCAATATGTAGAATGATCCGGTATATATGTCTATCATGCGTTCTAGATTCTCAATTCCAAACGCATACAACACGGTACAATACTGATGTAAATAATTATCGTTATCTATTGAACGAGAATCAACAAGTTCATACTTCCAAATATCATTCCACTTGAACTTTAATTCTTTTTTGAAAAAGAACTTAGATCTCTGATACTCATTTAATATATTTGGAGAGAAATCAGAATAGACATATCTTCCCGTAGTCTTTACAATATGATCATACTGCAATAGTTCTACTCTATTAGTTTCAAGATATGTACCAAGCATAAGACACTCACAGGCACTCTTGTTCCTATTGGAAGCAATGATATCATGAATTTCTTTTCCAAACTTCTTGGTTGAATAGACTTCAAGATTGTAGAAGGATAGGAATTGGTCTTGGAATGATTCTAGATCATCAGAAGAATCTAGAAGGATCATCCTTGAACCAGGATCCATTGATTGAATTGATTTGATAGTAAAGACCGTCTGTTGCAAGCGAGATTCTTTATCAAATAATGATCTCTTTCTAGAATAGGTTAGTTTATCCTCTCTAGGATTGATGCTGGAAGTTATAATATAGAGTCTGCTCATTAGTAGAAAGTTCCTTTGATTATTTTTCGTAAGTACAAGTCATGGCGTTGGTGAATGAGTTCATCAGCATAGTTCATACCATGATTGTAGCAATCTATTGGTCTTACAAAGTCTAGGACTAATTCAAGGGCGTCTACAAAACTATTGAAGTCGCGGCAACGCCAACCAGTCTTACCATGAATAACATTTTCAGTGAAGCCACCCCAATCACTAGTAATGGCTGGAGTACCAGATAGATTAGCTTCAATGACTATATTGCCAAATGGCTCTACATAGTATGTAGGAGCAAGCACTGCCTTTGTTCTACTCATCAAAGATCTTCTTTGTTCGGCATCGCACAAACCTAACATTTCTACATGCTTTGGTATGCTGCTATATCCTATATCACTCAGTGATCCGGGACCAGCTATTACAAGACGCGCACCGATCCTTTCCGTTGCCTGTATAGCAATGTCTACTCCCTTTTCTTTACAGACTCTACCATAGTACAAATAGAAATCTTCTTTGTCTTCCCTATATGTAAATTCGCTAGGAGTAAATCCATTAGGGATTACTTCATCAAACCAAGATGGATTCATTAGCATACCACGTTCGCCATAGAACATATGCATTTGAGAATAGGAAGTGAATACGCGGTATGGAGAGAACACAGCACCAGGAACATAACCAATAGATGGTTCTACTGTTATTAGATCTGGATTCATGTCACAAGCTGGCTTGTTATCCGTACCATAGAAACAAATAATTAGATCACCTGGCTTCTTGCGCTTGGCAATCTCCTCTCCAGCTTGCTTGTTAAATCCTTCTATACCTTCTGCTGTAATATCCACATGGAGACAGTCAACCGTGCTGCCAGGTCTTCCATAATGGATAAACTCATAGTGTGGTGCTAAATGTTTGATGTATTTGTAACACAAGACTGAGAATGGATCCATTGGATTAGCTAATCCAGTTGGCGTCTTAGTGTTAGGAAGGACGTGTAATGTGGTCATATAAATAGTCTCGAGTCATATACTATATTTAGGGCACTTTATGAAGACACTTGTTAAAATTACAGACGTTTTAATATTCATTGGATTGGTTGATGAAGCTCAGATGAACGTGATGTTTCAAATGAAGAAAACTCTTGATGATAATAATATCAAATATGGCATTCAGTTTCATCCTGATAACCTAGCCCACCCACAACTGCTAGAAAATCTTAGCTCTTGGGTGTTTGGTACAGAATTTAAACAATACAAACTCACATCATTACCTTTAGTCATGTGGAGAGAGTATTATGATGATTATGATGTAGTTCAAGAAATTGTACAAAATCTATCTGAGTTGAAAGCCAGTACACTAATGCAAAAGAAAGGATTAGTAGTCTAGATCTATTGGCTTGTTTACAAAATTCCCTCTACTTATTAGTATCACCTTGGCAGCACCAGCTAAGTGTAATTCTCTATTCCTTGGAACAATATATTGAAGAGCACGGACGTTTAAATTTTCCACGGTCTCTGTACAAGTACCCAATACATTATATACACCAGTGTTGGGTGGAATAATACTATCACCATCTATCTCAAGAAATTTAGCAGTCAATGGCATATAGCTAGAAAAACATAGCCAGACTGCTTTATCAAAATGCTCTATCGTAGGATAGTCAAGAGTAACATCCCAATTCAAGAATAATTCTCCATATAAATCAGATACCAAGTCTCCTTGTATATTATTATCATATCTATATTCGTGTATACGTCCAGTGTAGAGATATGTAGCAAATAGATTAGTCTTATATTCACTGACTGGAGCAATCCATTTCCTTGAGTGATTGTCTTGTGAGAGTAACACTACTTTGAAATTCCTATAGTTCAATTCTAATAGAGCATTCATAGTTCTAATTTTTCTAATGAATTTGAAAGTACCAGTTGAACATAGCCATTGCCGGAATTCAGAACGGTAACACCAAGTGCCTTTGCAGTAGACACTATCACATTTGAATTAATATCTTTGGCTTGATTGGCTGATAGATCTTGGAGTGTTAGTTCTTTCATGTACTTCATTTTCTACTTTAGTTAGATAATCATCAGGTGGCGTTGGCTTATTAAGAGTTCGATATAGCTCTAGGTGATTAACTTTATTCTGGGGAATAGATTCTATTTCAGATAGATTAAAGAATTTCAATAGACTATTCAATTCCTGTATATTCAATATACCATTTAAAGTAGTTTCATATATCTTAACATGATGCTTTAATATCAAAGGCATGTGCTGTTGAATTCTATATTCTGTATCTAATGCCCACCAATAACACAATTGGTATGATGTTGCCGCTTTCCACTCATGATATGGTAGAACATTCTTCTCATCAGGTCCTCTATACCACGCTCTAAGTAATTCATTGCGTCCTGGTATCCAATTCAATTTGAACATACTTAATGCTACTTCACGTGCCGGTCGTCTAAGGATTATTACATTTGGAATAATTCCTTGATCTATAAAATGCTCAAAGAAACCTTCACCAGCCATGTGTCCAGTATGAGCAATATGTTCTTTGCCCTGTGCTTTGAAGAATGATATTTTCTTTTCCACAAAGTGAGATCCTATTGATGGATCAATGCTATTCTTTTCTCGTACTAAATGAAATCCCGGATCACCCTCATGCTCCGCATACATTCCTGGTACATCAGCTAATATGGTAGAGAGTTTGTGTGTTCCAGTACGTCCAGAAGACAGGACTAGAAGTAAGTCTTTCATTTCAGTAATGTTTTCATCATTTCAGTTGCTGTTTCTATGTCTCTATAGACTGGAATACCTTCTTGAATTAGTGCTTTAATGCTCTCCCTATTAAAGTCTTTGCAGACTATCATAGCAGGCTTGTTGTAACGTTTAATTACATATGCCATATTTAATCCTATGTAGAATTCTAATTTTGGATCTAGTTCTATTTCTATCAAATAGAGTAAACAAATAGCGCAGTCATACTCATCAGAACTCAGCAGCACATCAAGAATTTCACAGGTAGGCTGGCTGAAACCACTAGAAATGCTAATCATGTCTATAGGATTGCCGATTCGCAGATTTGGGACGTCCTCTAGCGTCCTCTCTGTGATCAAATTTCGCAACCCATGGCTAGGTAGAGGCAACTCGAAGCCAGCTTCCTGAGCCTCTGCAGCAAGAAAGGCACCTAAGCCACCAGAATCCACTATAACAGCCATGCGCTTGCCGCCATCACTCTTCATACCAGATAGAGTACGTTGTATTAGAGGAACTATATCTCTAAGAGAAGTATATGTGTTTGCTTCTTTTAATTCTGAATTGGTATGATTCCATACAGCCTGTTTAGATGCTTCCGTGACTTTGGGAGCTAAAAGAATAACTGGTTTGGAGATATTTGTTAAGTCAGGAATGGCTTTAGTTTCTTCCATATGAAGAACAATTAATTTGGTATTTGGGTCAGCATCCATATATTCAAGAATTTCGGCAATAGGAGTTTGATTGATATTACCAACAGATATAGCTTTTGAATATCCAAGATGAACTTCCTTAAGTCTTAGATATAGATCTGCTATCAATCCACCGCTTTGGGATATGATACTAATAGGACCAGGAGTATAATCTCCTACAGGCATACAATGAAATGGAGCATATCCATCATAGACTCCTGCGCAATTAGGACCAACCATATGAGCACCAGAACGTCTTACTTTCACAGCAATACGTTGTTCCTTATGTAATCCTACAATATCTCTTTCTCCAAAACCAGCAGTGATACCAATAATGAATTTGACTCCATGGAATAGAAGTTGATCAACAACTATTTCATATAAGTCAAGAGGGACAGCAACTACAGCTACGTCTATTGGTTCTGGTATTAGATCTATAGATGCAAGAGATTTCTGCCCGAATATTATTTTTTCTTTTGGATTTACGAAATATACTTTACGGATATAATCATGAACAAAGACTTGTTCAGCTAACCAATTTCCCCACTTAGAGGGATCTGGAGATGCGCCAATTACGGCGACAACTTTGGGATTGAATAGAGAGTTTAATAATAAAGGTTCATTCATATAAGTATTTAGGGGATATTAACTATAGAAAAATGAGACCTTTCCTGCTCCGCCAGCAATAGGAAGATTCGTTGAACCAATATCCCAGCCACTAACTCCGCCAGCATTCCCAGTAGCATATGTTCCTACTAATCCAGCACCACCAGCAGCACCTGATGTTGCACTACTTACACCATCAGCTCCAACGTTGCCTGATGTATTGGTTGACCCACCGGAAGCAGTTCCTAGACTTCCGCCAGCACCGCCAACGCTGGCAGCAGCGCCAGCGCCACCACCACCACCATTTCCAGTTATTGTCGTGACTGATTGTGTTCCTGAAGAAACAGAAGAAGCGCCACCAGCGCCGCCTGACGTAGCAGTGTCGCCTGCATTAACCGCATTGACACCAACAGCACCAGCAGCACCAACCGTATAAGTTATTGTCCCACTAGTGCCGGCAATAACTTGCAAAAGTCTTGACAAACCACCACTACCACCGCCGCCGCCGCTGGCAACAACGCCTGCCTTGCCACCAGACTTGCTGCCGCCGCCGCCGCCGCCAGAGCCACCAATAACTTCGGTTGTTACACTAGTTGCTCCAACAGGAATAGTATCTGTTGTGGTCGTTGCTGTTGTGTATGTTATTAATATGGGAGTAAACCAAATTCCCATATGGTGATTATTGATACTCATTTAAGTCAATCCAGAACCTGATATGACTGCTTCCGTTCCTGAAATAAACCAGATAGTACATATGCCACGTAGCGCAAGAGTTCTACTACCAGTTGTTGATGTTCCTGCTAATCTAAGTGTTGTGATAGATGCAGTTAGAGAAATACCAGCACCAGAATTGTTGTAAATACTTACAACATCTCCAGCAGCAAAAGTTGAATTGGGAATGGTAATTGTTCCTGTTGCTAGAATACATTTTCCAACGTCTGATGTAGCGAGTGTTGTACTTGTTGATGTAGGAATATTCTGTGGTCCCTGTGGTCCCTGCGGACCAGTTGAACCAGTACCACCTGTTGGTCCTTGAGGTCCTTGAGGTCCTGTTGAACCAGTACCACCAGTTGGTCCTTGCGGTCCTTGCGGTCCTGTTGAACCCGTTGGACCTTGTGGTCCTTGTGCTCCAGTAGCACCAGTTGGTCCCTGTGGTCCTTGCGGTCCCTGTGGTCCTTGCGGTCCCGTAGATCCGCCGCCACCAGTTGGACCTTGTGGTCCCTGAGGACCAAGAATGAGTGGGATGTTGAACATATTATATTGAGTTGCAATATTATATGCAGATGTGCTTACTGTATCCGATCCCAAAAAATCTGTTTGAGATATATTCCAATTATTAGCAAATGATTGTGGATTGGTTCCGCCACTGTGACCAGCAAGGACTTCTGTAATATAGATTTGTGGATAGTTCCATAGAGTATTTGCTGCACCAAATTCGCCAATCCATATCAAAGGATTGTTTGCTGTATCTCTACCATAGCGAATATTAAGTGCACTGCCACCAGCACGTTCTTCTGTAGCAAATGTATTATACCATAGATTGTCGGTATACATGTAACCACCACATTCGATGGTTCTAGACATACCTTGAGAAACGCCGCCAGTATTGGTTGTAGAGGCATATTCAAAAATCTTTACTGTCAGGCGCATCATGGTTGCACTGCGAGCAGTCGCTGGCGGAACTGCTATACGAATGGCGCCATTTGCCTGGACCGCGCTGTTACTCCAAGCGCCGCCGCCAGGAAATAATACACGCGTGATTGCACCACTACCACCAGGAGAAACAGAAGTAGAGACTATAGCATTATTGACATTGAGACTTGTATTGCCTCCAAATACTACGTTACCTGTGACGTTCGCTGTTCCTAGAACAGATAGTGTATCCGGTGCGATCTTTTGACCAATAGCAAGATTGCCTGTGCTAATAAAACGTGCTGCTTCAACGGTAGAAATATTAAACGCTAAATTGGCACCAGTGGCTACACGAATAATACCAGTGTTGGTGCTACGCAAATAAATTTCAGTTTGTGTTGCTGGATCAGTTAAATCTCCGATAGTCATGCTTACTGACCCGCCAGACGCATGAGAATCAAACACAAACGGACTGAATAGGGCAGTTTGGTCCGTAGTATTTCCAAATGTAGCACCACCCAATACAACAAGAACATTTCCTTCAAGGAATGCTGCGGGTGTTAAGGCTCCTGATTGTGCTGTTTTGATTAATAGACGTCCTTTATGAGCACCAGCAGTATTAGATACAATTTCATTTTGCATCATAGCATACTGAACGCGCGCCGGAGTTGAGTTGTTAGCATCCCAAAAAAGACGTCCGCTACCAAATCCCTGTGTGTTAGCGTCACGATAGAAACCTATTGTTGGATCTGTTGTAACATGCTGCACTTCAATATTATATAATGGAGAAACTGCTGCATCTATTTGCCCAACAGTAATATTTCCATTCAAAGAAACGTTTGATGTTGCTTTTATGAATGTTAGATTAGCTGATCCATTAAATGTACCAGCATCATTGTATTGAATTTGAGTTGTAGCGCCGCCAACAGATCCAGCAGGTCCTTGTGGTCCCTGTGCGCCAGTAGTGCCTTGTGGTCCTTGTGGTCCTTGTGGTCCCTGTGGTCCAGTAGCACCAGTGGGTCCTTGTGGTCCTTGTGGTCCTTGCGCACCAGTAGCACCTGTTGGTCCTTGTGGTCCTTGCGCACCAGTAGCACCTGTTGGTCCCTGTGGTCCTTGGGCACCAGTAGCACCTGTTGGTCCTTGTGGTCCTTGCGCACCAGTAGCACCTGTTGGTCCCTGTGGTCCTTGGGCACCAGTGGGTCCTTGCGGTCCTTGA